TCCCCACAAAGACTGATACCACGGGCTTTCGATCAAACGTCGGCATTTTACGCTATCTCTTAATGAGAGCGACTGTGCATACGATGCATGAAGAAACTGAACGCCGGGGCCGCTTGTCGGGCTGTTGAAACGCTGCGCCCAAACCCAAGCCGGGAACGCCACGCTGGTCAGGGATGACTTCGCGCACCTTGGGGGGATGTTAATGATGAGGCGACGAATGTCGCCGTCGCAGATGCCTTGCAGATGCTCCGCGACAGCCTCAATCGTCCACCCCGGAACAAATGGGCTGGCGTCGATGTAACGCCAGCCGTATTGCAGAAACGTGTAAAGACTATCCTCACAATCGGCGCGATCTATGGCCTGAAGAGACTTCTCAAGATCAATCTTAACGCCGTTGTAATTGATGATGGTCAATTCATTGACTCGTTTTCGTTGCGAACAAGCATCGCACCCACACCAGCAAGAGCCTCAGCAAAACTCATAATTGCAACCTCCGCCGCTGCCGTCATATCTACGCATAAAATCTTTTTATTTTCGCAATCGCATTTGCCATGCAAAGTTTTGCATATTGAGGAACCAACTTTTGTTAAACAAAGATTATCAATATCAGAAAAAAGTTTTTCAATGTTTTCCATCTTCGTTCCTTATCTTTTCTATCTTTTCCCAAGCGCGGCGAGCTTGGATTAACGCCAAAAACCGATTGCTATCGGTGCCGGTGTGCCAATTGTGTTCGCTAATCATCGCTTTGGCAACACGCTCCAAAGCTTCATCGGTTATTTCAATATCCATTTCGGTATCGAACGGCACATCACAGCCATTGTAGGTGGCGTGTCCAAAATACTGCATCACCTCCCAAAGCTGCATTTTCACCCATCCGTCAGGGTCAGCTTTGAGTTGGTAATCGTCCGGGTTAAGGCCGAGTTGGTCGTGATACTCGCGGTATGCCTTGCGCCCTGCGTCAGTGACCCTTACGCGCACGAAGTCATTAACATTGAACCGCAATACCTCCTCCGTCCCCGCGCTCGCCTGTGTGGTGGGAGCACGGGTGTTCCAAAGAAATTTGGCCCATCCTGGATCGGAATATGTCGCACCGCATGACTCACACCTGAACCACGTATCGACACTATCTTCGCCTGATCGCGCACTATGAATTTTGGCAGCTTTCTCACCGCAGAACGGGCACGGCATCAGCGCATCCTGCGGGGCTGTCGGGGTGGGGTCAGTCATGGCTCAATCCAATCCGGTTTCAGTTGGGGCATTTCTCACCCATGCGGCCATGCGCTCGAAAGCACCAGCCTATGCCTCTCGTCGTTCTTTTGACTTTGGCAGCCAGAATGTGACCGCGCTTCGATCATCGTCTTGCGGGGGATGGTGAAGCATTGGCGACGAGTGCAGCATCAACTGGACCGCGCTATAGACAAGGCCAGTGTTGGATTTCTTCTGGATAAGGTTGACCTCATCCGTCAGTTCTTGGTTGTAGACGTTAATTCTCATGATCTCACCACCATTAAGATTGCGATGCTAAAGGCCACCGCTAACCCAAGAAAAAAGCGCCAATCAGTTCATATAGAGAATACATCTTATTTCCCATTCCCCTCCGGTGCGCTCGCCTCGGTGCGGGGTGTGCAGGTAGTGGCTATCGAAATTAAAAGATCACGAAATGCTGGCGGTGATCCGATGCGCGGGCTGCTATCTGTACCGCCGCCCTTACCGCCGACCTCTCCCAGTTTGATGGCCCGCTTTAATCCCATACGATTGACCACGACGGGATCAAGCTGGCGCTGGCCCTTACCCCAAGCCAATTCCGGCAAATCACAACCAACGGCGTAGAGCCATGTTGGCTTACGGGCATAGTGGCCATAGGGGCGCTGTTCGACGCAACAGGTCCAGCCGCCATCAAAGTCTGCCGCAATCCAGCCGCCTTCGCGGGGCGGTTTATTCAAGCCGAAGTGCGGCCATGCGTGTGATCGTTCAGGATGTTCCAAGATGCCCCCCCATTTTCGAACGGAGGCGAGCGCCCACTTCAAAACAGCCACCGTCATCACCCTTGATCTTACGCTGGCCTGTGCGCTTGACGGTCAAAGGCTGGCCGAACCACATCTTGCCCCAACGCTGGCAGGGCGGATGCGCCACTACCGGATATGGACCTGAATAGGTGCGGGCATCCCTCGCTTCATCCCAAGGGTCAACCCCCTCAAGACCGAAGTAACAGCCGCCTGTCTGAACAAAGAGTGCCGCAATCATTATTCTACGATTGCCGCTTCCAGGGCCAGCGCGTTCAGGTCGGGTGTGGAGGTCATTTGGAGGGCTCCTCTGGCTGCGCTGTGGGGTGCTCGCTAGAATCATCTTCGCTATCGGGATATTTATAGGGGCCAACCAAGCCGCCGTGTTTGGCAATAACAGCCTCGATAATCCCGATTGGTACATAGCCATAAACAGTATCGGTTGGCTGGTCAGCATCCTCCACGTATGGCATAAGCAATTCTTCGCGTTCTGAGGGAAAACCAACTTCAACTTCGATATAATGTTTGGCGAAGTCCTCCCTAGGACGGCTGTATGATCCAGCATGGCCTTGGACCGACATGTGAAAACCATCAGCCATCAGCATTGCTGGAAAAACATTGTCAATCCCAGATAAGCGCCTGTAAGTGATGCCCATCGGGCCGCTTCGCTCTTCTGCTTTTGCGAGCAGTTCAGGGCTGGGGTAAAATTGCTTAAAGTAGTCGTTTACAATGTCAGCCATTCTCTTTCTCCTCCGCTGTGGGTTTGGGGAAGGCGGCGCGGTAGTTGTGAACAGCAATCCTTGTTTCTGGCTCGCTAAGGCAATCGACTTCGCGCTCGGCTAGATAAAATGGACCCTTAATTTCGTCGCTCACTTGCTCTTCTCCTCTCGCTGGCGGATGGCGGAAATTATTTGATTGGTAGCAAATATTTCTCGGAAGCCCCCTAGTGGTGCGTCGGCGGTATAGCGAACATCTTTGTATGCGTTGTTAACGGCGCGGTTATCGAATCCGCCTGGAACACCTTCGCAAATGTTAAAGCTGCCGCGCTTTGCGTCGTGTTGAGGAAGGATGGTTAAAACGGCGCGGTTATCGAATCCGGTTGGAACACCTTCGCAAATGTTAAAGCTGCCGCGCTTTGCGTCGTGTTGAGGAAGGATGGTTAAATTGGCCTCGCAGATTTTGACAATCGCCTCCCGCTCGCTCTGCACCGCGTCGAGTAGGGCTTGGGCGATGTCCTCAGCGCATTCATGGAAAATGCAATCGGGCGCTACGAGTTTGCGCGAGGTATAAGCCACGTCACACGAACACTCACCTGTGATCCCCCGCGCCACCTCTAGGGCTTCGTTTTTTGTCATTTCAATACCTCATCAATCATTCGTTGCCATATGGTCTTCAACACAAATGTATCCATTACGTCGACAACATCGCTACCCTCACGTAGCATCTCATGCGTAGGCTCACGCATTGCCGTCACCGCCGTGATGGCGCGGAGAATGGATTCGCTCCGTCGCATCATGCGGCCGTCGTAATTCGGGCCCTTCATCCACGCCACGGGGTCGAGCGCCTTAGCGATCTCGGTGAGCATATTACTCATCGGTTGCAATCTCGCCGCCCAACGCGGCGTAGCCGCAAATGTCGATCCAGTTGTCGGCGTGCTTTGGATTGCGCGTTGCTCGCACGAGCTTCAGCGCGATCATGAGCAACGCAACGTCCTGCACCGCGACGGGAGTGCCGACCAGCTCCGACCATATCACTGCAACGCGAGCGAACTCGCTCTTCGCATCGCCGTATTGCTGCGCTCGATCATTGTCGATCAATTGCGCCGCCGTGTTTAGAATATCAACGCGCTTCATTACTTTCTCCAGTCCCAATCGTCATTGCGCCATCTTTCTTTCTGCACACCTAGCCAGTTGATGGCGATCCCGCCGCCGATCACGATCCACAGCAGGACGACAACTGCCGCGAAGAGCCACAGAATAAATTCGACCAAGATCATTTGCGTTTAATCCGCTTGATTTGTTCTTTGACTTGCTGAATCGAGTCGAACGCGGCAACGCAAGCAGCGCCCTGCTTGAGCAGTTGCTTGAGATGCGATGTGGCGATCCTGTGATTGTCAGAGCCGGGTTTGCAGGCGCGGGCGAACCGCGATGCAATGATGTATTGACCAAGCCAAGATTGTTCTGGGAAGGAGGGCATCACGGCTCACGCGAGGACCATTCACCATAGTGAAAATAATAACTCATATCCCGCTCTTCGCCGGAGAAGGTCATGATATACTCTACGTCCGGCATGACCGCCTTGACGTAGGAAATTGCGCCCGTCATGTCGGTGCAATTCCCAAACGGCAACCACAGGGTTGCTCGATTTAAAACAAAATCAAAGGAAGCCGCGTACAAACCGCATTGCAGCAGCGGAACGTAGAGTTCATCGTCGTTAGGTTCGCGTTTGAGAGAGGGGCATGATGCCATAATTCATTCCTTGCAATTACAATTAAATTTTATCGACATCGGAGTATAACTTACCGGCTATTGTAGCTCCAACACATTTTTAGCCATATTTACAGCGGTTTCCTGTACTTCAGCCACCCTGCGCGTCCAGCCCGCCCCAAACGCGGCGAACGTCGACAGGCCGCGCATGAAATTAATGCGCTCCTCGCAAAAATCGTGGATCAGACCTTCGACTGGGATGTTCGCGATGGCGTCCAGCGTCCTGCTCCCCAACGCGCCATCGGCGGTCACGCCGAGCGCGGTTTGCAACAGCTTCACGGCGCGTCCGGGGCCGCTGTTGACGCTGCAATCGAAGACGGCGTAGTCGAGCCCCAGCGGCAACTGGTTGCCCTTGATTGGTGCCCAAAAACGCCTCTCGTACATCGGCGCGATCTTGTCGCGAGTGAGCGAGCGCATCTCGATTTCGCTCACGGGGCGCTTGACCCAATCCTGCCACGCCGCCTGCGTCACGCCGAACATCGTGACGCCGCCGGGATCGCGTGCGTCGTTGCTGTATCCGCCCTCGCTCGTTAGAACGAGATCAAGGCATCGGTCAAAGTTGTCGATCATTTTCTTGCTGCCAGCAGTGAATCTTTGGCTTGTGATCCGGCGCTCGATCCGAAATAGAAATTAATCACACTGCCCCACGCAGTGGCAAGCGCGCCGAGCAGGATCAGCATCGCTTCGTTGTTTGTGAACTTCAGAATCCCCGCCATGTTGCCGATCAGGATACCGAAATATCCCACCGTGATGATCGTGCTCAGGACGCTGGGTATGCGCGAGTGCGTGGCGCTCTGCATATCCCGCGCCGACTTGGTGTTATCGGCGTTGATCCTCACGAGATCGATGTCGAGCTGTTTCATCTGCACAGCGAAATCGTTGTCGGCTTTTTTGATCGCCGCGATCTGATCCGGCGTTGCGTTCACCAACGCAGTCGCCATTTGATCTTGCGAAGCATTCGCATCTAGCCCGAGCGCTCCGACGATGAGCTTCGCGGCCATGCCGCCGAGCGGCCCGCCGAGGGCGGTGCCGATCGTCGGCGCAATGCTCGCGATCATTTTGCCGATGTCCATCACGCGCTCTCCTCGGTTTCGGTTTGATCCTCGACGACCGACGTAACGTCAATCGCCTGTTGCTGGCGCGATTCGAGCAGCGCCTGACGGAGCGCGTCCCGCGCCTCCGGCGCGAGCGACGCGGCGTCGAGGGTGAGGGCCATCACGTTGACGTTGCCGCTAATCTCTTGGTTCACGTCGACGCGGTCGCCGTACTTTTTTGGCTTGAGCTTGGCCGCGATGAACTTGCGCGAGTCGATGCGTAGGCGATGCCACTGCACCCAGCCGGAGTCGATGCGTTCGACGCCGTTTTGGTCGATGATTTTGCGCGGCTCCTCGTCGGCCAGCATGGTGATTTCATCCGCAAGCGTATCGGCTTGATCGAGCCTGGCGCGCTCGTAGCGCTCGCGAAAATCGGGGTGTTCGTCGAGCCACCGATAAGCCGTGCCGAGATGC